ACGGGCCGGTACGAGGTTGTGCTGGTTCCAAAGGTTTCTCAGCCGGAGTAAATGGCAGCACAGACCGCCCTTGGCAGCGACACCCGATCAATTCGCTAGGATATATCCACTTCTGTACCGCCGAATCCCACATCCCTTTACTGATCAGATACCTCTTGCCGTTCATGGCAACGTGCGTGGGCCTGGGCGTCTTCCCTGCATGAGAGTGAAGCCATATCGCCTCCGTGATCCCCAACTCTGTCTGACGCGCCCGAAGCACTACCGCGTTCGCCTTGTTTGCCTGGTCTCTACTTATCAGCACAGCCCGATTCGCGGCCACGTGGTAACGCGCCCGAATCTCCGCCGCCATCGACTTGAGATCGCGCCCCGCCGCGTAGTTGCGCATCACGATACCCTCGACCTCCTGCAGGTATTGCGCCGGAATCGACCGAATGAGGCCGACATTCTCCGCCAGAGACGCCTCGAACGCATCGCGCATGGCCGTGGTCATGGTGAACTCGATAGACCAGCCAGCCTCGCGTAGAGCCATACGCATTGCCGCGCTGGTGCCCCTGAATTGGTTCTTGAGGAATGAGTCGGCCACTTTGGGAGCCATATCGTCAATTTTGCCCTGCCAGCGTTCCGCCAGCTTCCTGAACTCGAATTGCATCTGCTCTGCGGGGGTTGAGTCGGACGCCAGTACCGGCGGCGCGGCCCTGCGCTGTGCCTGGAGCCAATACTCCACAGAATCGGCCATCTCACGAATGAGAGCGGTCATGCGTCGCTGATACCGCTGCCGGATACCAGCGTTGGGCCAGATAGCGCGGATTGCCTTTACTTTACTGGCTTGCATGGCTCACTCTTCGGCGGCAAACCGAGAACGGGATGCGTGGATTTAACGAGAATGTGAATGTCCACCACTTCCAGCCGTGTTAACTGTCTTGGTTCCCTCCACAAAATAGGCGGATGACTCATGCGGTCCCCCTTCCAGCTTTTGCTTTAGTCCCAACACTATAGCCACCCTTCCCCTTCAAGTCCTCATCTGGATATAGAGAGACTATCGCATCAAAATCATCCTCTTTCCCTTCCACTCCAGACGGATGTGAGTGAACGGCGTACCGTGCCCCTCTCTCACGGGCAGCTTGCATTATGGCCGCTTCGTCTTCCTCTCCTCCATTCATCAGCATTTCCATGATGTCATCATCGATATTCACTGTCTTGCCTGGTTGGGCCTGATAGTGCATCACTGCGGCTGATTTCTTTGGAGCTTCTCCAAAACGATGAACATTCAAAGCAAACCCGCGAGCTTGGTCGTATTCAGTTGTCAGATAGGCATAAGAACCTTTGCGAAACTTGTTTACCTTACCTGTCCCATGAAACAGAGTTCCTCCGCTGCCTGGATCGAATCTTCCTTGTAATCCTCCAGGGTTACGAGATTCTCCGACTATAGGCTTGGTTGTTTCTGTCCCGCCCGTCGGAACCCATGCTTCTCCTTCTGTAAACTCTCCTGATTCATCGCGTGGATGGTCTGACTCCTTAAATTCAGCGTCATATCCCAAAGCTGAGTCCGTTCCCCTTCCAAGTTGCGCCTGCTCCTCCGCTTCGTCTGGCGGCGCAATCTCGCGCGATATATCGATGCCCTGGTACCCCGACTCCGGATCACGCGCCAGCCGCTCGCGCTCTTCTTGCGGATCGATAATGCCTCTGTCGATTAAATTCCCCGCCCGGACGCTGTCATTGACGCGCATATTCGATTTCTGCTCTTCCGTCATTTCGTAGAGCGGAACGAACTCAAACGTGATTTCAGGGTCAATCTCCCCGTACCTCGACATCTGGATGATCTTGAACATCCTGTCAATCGGGATGCGCCAGTGTGCCTCTTGCTGGGCGTGGATGTAGTCATACCAGATGCGAACTTCACCCTCGGCCACGTTGCCGAAGCCTGATGGCGTGATGCCTGTCAGAACCGTTGCAGGCTCCCGCGACACGACGCAAAGCTGCTCAAGCGCCTGGGACTGGAGTTCATGCAAACCGCCCAAGGGAACGGCAATCTGCTCAAGCTCCTCGCGGTCCTTGTCCAGCACCATCACGCCCTTATTGCTGCGCGTGGCCGAGAACAGCTTGATTCGAGCAAACAGGTTTGAGCCATCGTCCCCGCCGGTAAGCACCTGGTCCATAGCCGTCTTGAGCACAAGGACAGAGAAGTTGTTGATGAGGTCCGACACGCTTTGCCTGGTCCGCAGCCAATTGTTGACGTAAGGCTCCGCAAGCTGTGAAAGGCTCATCCCGGAGAAGTTGAACGCGGGCTTGAAGATGTCAGGCACTTCGCGGGTGACGGTCACGATTATCCGCGATGCGTCCCAATGCTCACCCATCACCCACCAGCTATCCGGCCTGTAGAAGTTTGGGCTGGAGGGTGTCAGGGAGTTGTACATCAGCGGCGTGGTCCAGATCGGATCGACGTTCTTGAATCCAATCAGGCTGTCTTTCTTGACCGTGCGCGGGTCGATGATGAGCGGCGTCTTTAGGTCCGCTCCCTTGATGTTGATGAGAATCTGCCCCGTTCCGTAGAACGCATCATGCTCCGCGGCCTTGCGGATAATGCCCTGGATTCCAAGCGCTGTGAACGCCTGCTCAATCTCAGTAATCTTCGTCTTGGTCGATTCGTCCTCGGTGTCTGTGCTGTTGAATTTAATCCACTTGCGCGTCAATTCAGTAGCCAGCGCCGTCGCCATGTTTCGGTATTCCGAGCGCAAAGCCAAGAGCATCAGGTACGGATAGCCGGGGAAGCCTTCAACATTGCTGTACGCATAGAGTTGGGAGCCAAACTGAGGCCCAGCGTCCATTGCCAGCCGCGCGCACTTATAGGCCAGCTCGGAGTCCATTGCCACTTGTGGAGTGACCCCGTGCGGCGCTACTCCCTTGGGTATCACAGGGATTTGGATAGGGTAATGGACACGCTCGACTGGTTCCTCAAGCGCCAGACGAATTGCAGATGCGCTGATTCGCTGCGTTGCAAGTTCGTTACCTTTGCGTTTCCTTTCGCGGTAACGGCGGACACGATCACTGCTGCTTGACGGCGATTCGGTTGGCTTCTGGTTTCCCATTAGAGGCACACTCCGTAACGATTATGCACCATTTTGCGCATCTCGTCACGAAGGAAATAGCCATCGGCGAAGAAATCACCTAGGCGTGTCCATCCGTTACGGTAGTCGAAACGCTGCGCTCCCTGCCAGTCCGGGAAGCTGCTGCGAAGGCCATCCACAAGGCGTAACTGGCTCTTCTTGTACATCACCGGCGTCTGTTCTGCCTGCATATCCTCTTCGCTCCGGCGCTCTCTCATTGTACCAACCCCATAGCTCGATCAATCGCGGCCTGCGACACGAGAAGTCTGCCAAACAGTGGATATAGTCTCCTAAGCGCCTGTGTCATGCTGTCCACCTGATCATCATGTGCCGCCGCCGGGAATGCAGTAATCTCAGACACGAACGCCACAATCCACGGGGCTATAGATACGTCTGGAATCCAGATGTTCTTCGCTTCCCAATAGCTTGTAACAGCATGGGCGCGGGCCAGCTTTGACCCGTCCGGCTCTATTGGAATGATTCCCGGCACATGGGCTTTAATCGTGTCGATGACGGCAGGTCCGTTTGCCTTATCTTCAACCAGCACCTCGCGGGCGTTCGGCCAGCGCGACTGCAATTCAATCACGGCGGAAACTGTCTTACTGAAACTCATTCTTGCTCTTATCTGATCGAGTAGATATGCGTTAGCCCCAGCGCGGCCCCAGACCTGGCCGACAACAAAATCTGTCCCATCTGTGTCTTTGAACGTACAATCCCATGAGGTCACTACTTTGTCGAACTTTGCAGGAAGGTTCTTCGGCAGGTAGTATTGAATCCCGATCTCTTTGAAGACGTTGCCGCCTAGCGCACGCGGGGATTGCTGATACAACGCAGCCCACCAGTAGTCTGATTTCCCGTTCTTATCCTCATATAGTTTTGCGAGGCTATGTAGTTCTGGGCAGAGTGCGCCTTCTGGAAGATCGGGGTTGTAGCCTACTTCGTCTGGCAGGTTGATTGCGGGAAAGCGCAGATGCTTGAGGCGTGGATTGCCGCGATACAGTTCCAAGATTCTCCCCGGTAAATCGTCCTCTGCCCAGCTAGTTGCCATGACGATCTGACCGCTGTTCTGGCTCAATCGCGTTGTAAATACGCCCTGATACCAGTTCCAATGCGATTCCTTTACCGTTTCACTGAGGGCTTCCGATTCGCCTTTTACTGGATCGTCAATAATTCCAATGTCTACCGGCCTGCCTGTCAATCCCGCGCCAACTCCAACTCCGACGTAACTTCCCGCGCCACCAGGCGCAGTGAATTCCCCCATGCGGTCAAGCGCAAACCTTCGCTTCTCAACCGGGGAAGGAAACAGCCTTTGATGCTCTTGCGATGCAAGATTGATGCGTACCGATTGCGCCATTGTAAGGGCGAGAGAATCAGCATAACTGGCCGCACCAATGCGCCAATCGGGAAATCTACTAAGCAGGTACGCGGGGAATTTACGGCTGACAATCTCAGACTTGCCATGCTGCGGAGGCGCTTGCAATACAAGGATCGGACGCTTACCCGCCTGTACGTTCTCAATGAACCTGTCGAGCGCCCCACATACAGTGTCAGAGAATCCAGAGTGTCGGTACTGCGGAAAAGTGTAACTGATGTATTCGCGGATGGAACGGCGAGCGTTGCGACGCGCTAGAAGCTCGTATGCGGCCTCTTGCGCTGAAATCATTTGACCTCTGGAATAACCAGCGCGGCGAGTTGCTCATCGGTAAGCTCGCGGGCCGTCACGTCAAGAGCCAGATTGCCGCTTACGGCCACATCTGTCTTATCGCGCCATTCTGCCGGTTTACGATTCTTCAACCAGAACGTAGCGGCAGTCGTATCGGGAGGAACGTACTCTACATACGGAACAATTATCGGCTTATCCGTGCCCGCAGGCATGAAGATTTTCACGGCATTGTGAGCGTATCCGGTAGCCCGTTCAAAGAGCGATCTTTCTACCCTATCGTCCGCAATTCCCTTGGGGGTCTTGACGGCCTCAAGAAACTCTGGGTGTTTTGCGCGCCAGTTGTAAATAGTTGTAACGCTAACCTCAAATTCCTCAGCAAGTTCCATGTCAGTCGCGCCGTTAGCACACATCTGCGCGGCTGTTTCAACGAATTCAGGCCGATATTCGGTGGGCCGTCCGACTGCCATGCTTCACTCCTGAGCGTGATTATAGCGCACAATCGACACCCCGCGCACCCCAGGGGGTTTGTCCGTAGCTTAGCACACGCCGGAGCGTATCGCAGGAGTTCCGTGTGAGAATGGCTTGCGGAAGTAGAATTTGGCGAACGGAATCAAGGGAAAATCTGCCGCCGAGTTCTTGATTCTGAAATGGGTTCTCTGTGCTGTTATCAACTTTGGTTCATGCTGTTGTGTGAGGCGAGAGCGCCAACCTTTCGGCGGAGGCCACGACACGCCCCAAGTTTTGAGCTGGGCGCGAGTCCATCCACCTTTGGGTGATCTTCCGGCTTCGATCTGCTCTTCAGTCAGTCGCATGATGTGATTCTACGCCGCCTTGCGCTGCTGTTCGCGGATCGCGGGCTGCAAATAGCGCATGATGAACGCGAGCGCGGGCGCAACCTGCTTAGGCTGTATCGGTTGCACGGGTTGGCGAGGATCGTTCATGCTTGCAGTGTAGCATACGTTTAGTTTACAGTTAAACTATCGTTGACAGCGTAAGCATACACGCGTACATTTGATTCATGGAAGAAATACTCACAGACGCAGAGGTAATCGCCGGACTCAGGAGGTTGGTTCGCAAGTCGAGCCTCCGCAAAACTGCCGATCTTTTGAACGTTTCGCACGGATACGTGCATGACGTTCTACGGGGTCGGCGAGGGTTGAGTGTGCCTATGGCAAATGCGTTAGGTTTTGAACCTGTTCCACAACCGCCAACTCCGCCCCGCAAATGGCAACACATCGCAGCCTAACCGCAGTACAGCGCATTGGAGGCGCGAAATGGTAGAAATTAAGAACATTTACGGCGATGTGATTTACACCGCGAAAGACGCTACCACCGTAAAACAGGCAGTCGAGCAAGCTATTCTGTCCAGAGCCAACCTGTCCAGCGCCAACCTGTCCAGCGCCAACCTG